GACATCCCGTGACATCGTTCAGAAAGAGTTGTTAGGCGGTACGTCCCAATCCGAGTTAGGCACAGGATTTATCCCGAAAGAAAGAATTGTCGGAAGGCCGAGAATGCGCCAGGCTGGCGTTTCTGACGTTGTGGATAAGTTCAACGTGAAGCATACTTCTGGTGGTGTTTCCAACTGCATCATGAAGACCTATGAGCAGGGATGGAGAAAATGGCAAGGGACTGCCCCTCATGTCATTTGGATGGATGAAGAACCAGAGGATAACGAAGCTCAGGGGAAAATTTATTCAGAAGCCCGCACTCGAATTATTACGAGTAACGGCATCATCATGGTCACTTTTACCCCTTTATTGGGAAACACTGAACTAGTCATTCGATACACCGATGATGATTCAGATAAGAAGATGGTTGTTGAAGCGACCTGGGGCGATGTTCCCCACCTCAATGATGTAAAGAAAGCCGACGCTCTTGCTGGTTATCAGCCGTGGGAGATTCTTTCCCGGACAGCCGGTGTACCGATGATGGGCGAAGGTAAAATCTTCATCACCCCTGAAGAAGAGATTATCTGTGATCCGTTTGAGATACCGTCTTACTATCCCAGAATCAACGGGATAGACTTTGGCCTGGATCATCCCTTCGCTTGTGTGAAGATGGCCATAGATAGGGATAATGACGTTATCTATGTTTATGATGACTATCGGAAGAAGGGCGAATTGAACATGGCAGTTCATGCCGTGAAGATCAAAGAGCCTCACCCATGGATTCCAGTCGCTTGGCCGCATGATGGCGCTAAAAGGTCTCCTAGTGCTGGTGGCAAAGAGGCAAAGACTTTAAAACAGAAGCTGAGTGTTAATGGCGTGAATATGCTCTCGAAGTCTGCGAGATATTCCAATGACTCCGGTGGTCCACAACCAGTATGGCCGATTGTCGAAGAAGTCCAGGAGAGAGAAAGGTCTGGAAGGCTAAAAATCTTCAATACTTGCCATAACCTGATTGAAGAAAGACGTAATTACCATACAAAGGAAGGGAAGATCGTAGCTGTCAGAGATGATGCGATGAAAGCCTTCTTTTACGCGGTCATGATGCGTAGATACGCCAGAACCTATCAATCGAAACGTAGACACGTACCAGCAATATCGTGTTGTTCAACGAGAATCTGATATGAAGAAAAAGATGCCGAAAAGTCGTGCAGAGCTAGAAGACTTCGTTAAGAAAAAAGGACTTAGCCCTTACGGTGTGGTTTCTTACAAAGGCAGAGATATCTTTCTTGCAGAGACAGACCTTATGACTGATGACCCTATGCTCCCGTGGGGCTATTATCAGGCCGCATGGTTTGTGACTGCGCCTGACTCGATGGAAAGGATGGATGGTGGTAGCTGGGGCGTTTATGAGGCTATGCACGATCTTGATAAGGGTTGGACGCAGGAAGAGAAACGACAAGCGAGACTGAGAGATATGATAGAAAAGGCTCAGGAATGGATAGACAGGTCTGAGGAAAAGGGTCGATATGAGATTCGGTAAATCAGACAAGGACGTTATTGCAGACAAAATCTGTGATGTTCACTCTCGCCGTAGTGAAAAGCGTAAGCCTTTAGAACGGCAGTGGGCAGAAATAGACCGTCAGTTGGCGATGATTCCTGATCCAGCCTTAAAGAAAGTACGTCAGTCACAGGTAGAAGAAACAGCCGCATGGATGGCAGAGACTGAGCTACCAAACCAGTCAGAAACGCTTGAAATCTCCACAGCAGATGCCAGACGGTTACAGATGCCGAAGGGCGATGAGTGGTTTACGGCCCACGCTGCATTGACTGACGATTATCTTGAAAAAGTTGATTTCCAGTCTCTTGTTGCTGGAGATAAGAATAATGTCCCTAGCCAGATAGACCAGGACAATGCGGATAAATTAGTACAGGGATTGGTCGCACATTGGCACAACCAATATGACTTCAAGGGGAATATCGATCTAATCAATAGTGAAGCGTTCAAATACTCTATGGGTGTTGGGCGTATGCGGTATGTGAAGAAAAGAGTTTTCGCACATACCTCTATGGGCGTTCAGTTCACAGAACGCAATATGCCGATTATTGTCCCAAGAAGCATAAAGAATACCTATCTTGATGACACGACCCACAATCTCTGTAATGAGGGACTCATCGTAGCACCCGGTCAGATATTTGAATATTCCATCCTTGTGAAAGACTTAATGATGTCAGCCCAGAAAGGCTCGACAGACATTAATAATATCAATGGCGGATGGATCAAGAATTCATTCAAGGGGTGGGATGAGGACGTAGAGGTTAAGGTTTTGGAGTGGGAGGGGGATATGGTTGTCAGTCGAAAGACAACGGGTTCTCTCTACCTTGCTAATTCCATTATTTCTGTCGCTGTAGGATTTAAGAGCGGGAAGAATAATACAACCACAGACCGCACAGTATTCAGAATCCGAAAGAATGAAGTGCCTTACTCTTCGTACATACTTTTCCCTTATCATCAGGAGCATATAGATACTCCCTACGCGACTTCTCCCTTGATGAAAGGTCGGCCTCTACAGTACGCACAGTCAGAAGCCCTGAACAGGATAATGGAGCTGGGTGCTTTACAGGTCCAGCCACCTCTCAGTATGGATATGGATTCGGATGACCCTTCAGATATTTATCCAGGCTCAAAAGTCGGAGAGAGCGCAAAAATCCTAGAAATAGGCAATCCAACAGCGATGTTAGCGATTTATCAAGCATTGGATGGTCAATATTCTGACGTTACGGGTCGTACAGCAGCAAGATTAGGACAGCAGACAGTCTCACACACAACGGCGTTTGCAAAGGATGCAGAGTTAGCCAGAGGGCAGATCAGGATCAATGACTATTCTGATTCCTGTCTTGAGGGTCCGTTGGAAAGAATGCTTATGATGGAATACGAAATGGGGCGCAAGAACATGGGCGAGGAAATGTTTTATATTCGCCCGTATGGTGGGTTCGTAAGGGTTAAGAAGGACTTCTTGCCGGAATATGTTCAGTTTGAGGCGTTTGGCAATGCTCAGCCTGCCGATGAACGACTGAAGCAGGAAAAGAGGATGAATTCCCTCCAGACCGCACTTCAGGTCGAGCAGATGGCTATTTCTATGGGTATGCCACCTAGTCTCGATGTTAAGGCGATTATCGAACAAACCTTAATGGAAGGCGGTTGGACTGATGTTGACGCGCTCATGCAGAAAGAGCAGGGGCAGGGCATGGAGCCGAATCCTGGCCTTCAAGTCGCGGCAACGCAGGGTCTTAGCTTTGGTGGGCAATAATGAGTCCAGAGGCTAAATTATTCCTGAAAGAAGTACAGGGCAGGCCGGAGTTTCATGAAATCCTTGATGATCTCAGGATAAAGAAACCGCCTTTGTTCAAAGCAGTACGAAGCAATGACAGCAATATTTTAGACCCGGTTTTGCAAGTGCAGAACTGGCAATTCGACAGCGGGGCATTTACAGAAAATACCCGTATTCTTGATAAACTAAGTGGAGTTACATAATGGAAGATACAGAGGCGCAACAGCCATCTGCTGAAACTAAAGAGCCTGATCTTGATTCGCTCTTGTCTGAATATGACAATACGCCAGAGCCTGAACCAGAGCCGACACCTGCTCCTGTTTCCAGTGATGTGCAGTCATTTATGGCTCGTCAGATGAAGAAGGAAGCCGATGAAGCGATTACACAGTCAGCCAAAGCTATCAAAGACACGGTTGGGGAAACGAACCTTTCAGAGAAGTGGTTTGAAGGCCAGCTACATCTTGCAGCGGCTAAAGACCCACGGATTACTCAAGCGTTTCAGGAAAGGGATACTAACCCCGGACGGTGGGAATCTATCGTAAAGTCTATCGGAAACGATTTGAAACAGGAGGTTGGTCAAACAGACAAAGCCTCTACACAGTCCTGGGATGCAGTTGAGGCGAGTCAACATTCGGCTAAATCTGACAAACAGGAAGAGAAAGAGCCAAATTTCTCAGCCATGAGCGATGCAGAGTTCATGACTTGGAAAATGCAACACAGTTAAGTTAATACAAAGTCCCTGTAAACCATGACAGGGCAGTCATAACCGTGATCGTAGATTGATGTAAGCACGCCATAGTGACTTATTGAATATCTCCAATGCACAGGTAAATGGTAATTTCATTCACTTATGTAAAGGAGAGCCATCATGGCACTTACAATTAACGCTTCAGATACCGAACTGCAACGTCCGGTAAATACGATCTTCCAGCAGACCCTCTTGCGTAACGCAAAGTCTCGCTGCCTTCACTTCCTTGGTTCTCAGGCTGCAAGCCTTCAGACCATGAAAGGTACGTCCACGGCAACGTGGCGTCGTATCACCATCGGCACTAATGCGCGCGGCGCTCTTACGGAACAGACTACGACTGCCGCCTACATGGGTGGTCGTAATGCGTCGGCCCTGACGTTTACCGCTGTTACCGCAACTGCGCTGAAGTACGGTAACTTCGTCATCCTCAACGAGGAAGTCGAACTGTATAACTTCGATGGGCAGATGGACAAGATTATCGAGGTTATGGGCATTGATGCAGGCGACTATATGGACAGTCTGCAAGCGAGCTTCATTTCTGACAACGGTGATACTATTTTTGCTGGTGGTGTAGCCAGTGAGGGCGCTGTTGTATCAAAGATTACCCTGGCTTCTGTAAAGAATGCCGTTG